GATTGCCGCTGAACTTCTCGACAAAGAAGCAGCGGTAGACATCGGGCTTATCCATAAAGGCAGTGCCGTATTCAAAGTTGCCATCGGACGGGGCGGAGGCGAACTCCTTTAGCTCTGACCAGGTGCCGGCGGCAACATCCCCGCCGTCGCCGTAGACCAGCGACCAAAGCTTAAAATTATCATCGGAATCCTGGCCGGTGACAAACAGGTTCCAGTCGCCACCATAAACGGTGGCTACGCCGGAGAGGTCGCCGGTCGACTTGTCCCAGGCGACCTTACCCTCCCAGCTATCATCTACGCGCTTAACCACATAGAGGGTCGCCTGGTCGGCGAAGAACAGCGCGATATCGCCGTTGGGCTTGTAGGCGGCAGCGAGGCCTTTAATAGCAGTGGTGGGGGAATAGGTCAGGAGCTGGGGGCTTCCCCAACTAGCTCCGTAGTCGGTGCTCTCTAAGTAGTAGAGCTCGCGGTCGCCGTTTATCCAGAAGATGAAAACCTCAGCCCCCAGCGAGCAACAAGCCACACTAACCACATCATACTGGCTGGTGTAGACCCACTGGCTGAAATCGGACTGGGGGTTGGGGTCAGCCACCCTTTGACGATAGAGCTTTCTGGAATCAGACGGGGGTGTTACCCTTACCCTGATTAGGGAGCCATCGCCGGGCATGGTCACGGCGTGATAGTAGTCGTCTTCTGTGCCGGTATAGAGCCTTTCCCAGCGCAGGTTGACCACTCCGGCGTGCTTATTTGAGGCTTCCACCCTGACATAGGGGATACGGGAAGCCTCCTTCTGGGCGGCGAGTAATGTGGAACTGAGCTGTCTCATCAAACCCTCCCGAACTTACCAGAACAGGTGACCGAGTATAATGCCCAGAGCGCCAAACAGTAGGAGCCATAATAGGGGGTGTTGCCTCTGGCTATCCCGGATGATATAGGTCCAGGGTCTGCCCCCTATCCTGGTCCAGAGCCATTTATACAGTCGGTCTATCATTTTTGTCCCCTACTCTAATGCGGCTAGGGTATCGGGCAGTGGCTTATCTGCCTTGCGGTAGTGGTCTGCCAGGTGCTTAGCTGCCTGGAGTATCTGCTCCGGGCTGGCATCAACCCTCTGCCCCCGGTAACCGCCGGGGGAGAGGGCGGCCACCGCCGCCGGCATCCGCTCCCAGTCAACCGTCTTTTCTATATCAAGCCTCCCCTTCATGGCTCGGAAGATGCTTTTCTTATGATGGGGTAGCTTCCAGGTATCAGGGTCATCAGGGTCGCCAACGATGGCAAACGCCTCCTTGGGCAAATCTTCCTTAGTCTTAGCCAGTGCCTCTCTCACTTTCATAATAGCCTCCTTTACTGCTGGTAGAGCTGACGGATTCTGACCCGGTTCCTTCTCCCCAGCCTCTTTAGCTCGCTCCGGAACTGCTTTAGCCGCTCATTGCCCCAGGCAAGAAACTCCTTGGGGGTGGTGGTGCCGCCCACACTAACCCGGTTGATGGCATAGCTCGCCCACTCTACAGCAGCATAGCCCTCAGCGCCGGTAGCAACCAGGTCCTCGTGCTTGGTGGGGATGGTTGACCCATCGGCATCAAGGGTGTGGAGCATGCCGTAATAGGCATTGCAGTCGGAGCCATCGAGGACTTCATCGCCGAACAGGGTTAGGGCGTGCCCCCACAGAGCGAACTTCTGGTAGCAGGGGGGGAACTTATCCACCGGATACTCCACCGCCTCCACCATAACCCTGTCGGTCAGCGCGGAGATATCTATCACCCTGGAGCCAGCGGTGGTAGGCAGGGTAGCCTTGGCCGGCAGAGGCACTGCCTCAGAAAACTCCTTTACGGCGCGGGCGATGTGCCGATCCAGTTCATCATCGCTCCAGCGGTAGTTCTGCGGGTCCTCGTCCTTTAAGTCACGCCGGATAATACTTCGCATCGTATTTAAGTCCATAGCTTCATACCTCCCCCCTTGGTGGGCATTTCTATCTTGGCGATAATTGAGTCTGAGCCCTCCCCCAGCTCACTGGCCAACAGGTCTTTAAACAGACCGTCGGTTTCAACACTACTTGCCTCAACACCATAGCCACTTTCACTGCCAGCCAGCATAGCGCTGGGCAGCGGAGTACCTTCAACGCCGGAACCAGCATCAGACGACAACTTAGCCGCCGGCGTTTGTAGCGAAACATAAGCATCGGCACCGGCACCACTATCAGAAGATGTTTTCTCGGTTACTCCTTCTGTATATTCAATATGGAGCTTGGGGGCATAGGTTGAGGAGTGATCATAAGTCATCATCTGCCTATAGCAGGCACTTGTGTGAGTACTTCTATCGTCAAAGTCATCCCAGAAAAGAACCATGCTATTCCCAGATGCCCACCCTGCTCTATCCACTATCTCCTGAATAACAGTTTTGATTTCGGGGGTGTCATAATCCGTATCTGCCGTCCAGTCGGGTATACTATCCCAATCTACTTGTGCTGTAGTTCTCGGTCTGCTGTCAAAGTCGGTGAGGTCTGAGAATGTAACGGTATCATCGGCATCCTCACCCCTGATGCGGGTATTGACATCATCCACAGTTGTGGAGATTTTTGCTCTGAAGGTGAGATAAGCAGTAGTGATAGTCGCTCCTTGTGGGATAGGAACAGTCTGGAAACGCATCCCGTTCCCGAGTCTATAAATGGTTGAGGAGTAATAGCCGATAGAACCATTGGTGGTTGTGTAGCTAAAGATCCAAGTAGAGCCATTCCAATACTTCCTAGCATCATCAGTGCTTTGCCCGACCTGTAAGTCTAAAGTTGCCACTGGCGACTCCCCCTATTAGCTCAAAGTAATGCTGACCTCTAAAGTCCAGGTGCCACTTGATTTTGTGCCCAGGCTTTCGACCTTCCTGTTTAGGCACTTGCCACTGGTTGATTGCTTTACCACCCATTCGTTCCAGGCGTAGTTAGCTTCAGCGTCCCCGAAGCTAGCCTTAAAGGTCGCCTTCTGGTCGGTAGAGGTGGGATAGCCAGACTCCATGCCCTTATAGGTCTTGTTGGTGGTTGCTTGGAGGTCAGTCTGGCTGGCATTGGCAGCCGTGCTGGAATCGCCAACGCCGATCTGGGCATAGGTACTGTTGAAGTGACTGGAGGAATCGCCGACAATCAAGTCCCACATCTCATCAATGCCGACATTAAGCAGGCAATTACCCTCGCCCTCAATCACCTCATAGGGCTGGAACTGTTCGTAGAAGGCTTGTTCTGAACCACGATAGGGCTCAATGTCCTGGTGGTATTTGGCTAGCTTGTAGTGACAGATCCATCTTGCTACATCTTTGTTTTCCATTTTCCCCTCCTCTGGGGGAGCCTCTTACGAGGCTCCCCCGAAATTGGCTAGAATTTAGTCCTTAACCCCGATTAAAGCGGCGGTTTTAATTGAGCTGAACAGAGCCAGCGAGCAGTACCACTTAATTCGGGTTCGTGACGCGTCCTTGGTCTCCAGCGAGCCGATTGGCTCCACGGTCAGGTGACCAGGGCTGGTCAAGCCACACAGCGCCCCCTCCCCCATCTGGAGGGCGTAGATAGTAGAGCAGGTGCCCCCGGTGGTGGCCGTCTCCACGCCACCGCTAAGCACATGGGTATCCAGTATCCAGTCGTTGACGCCGATGGGGATGCCATCCCACAGCTGGACGAAGTTACCCCACCTGTCTCTATCGGTCTCAATCATGCCACCGGCAGCCCTGACCAAGGCGTTAATCTTGCGCCTTGAGCGGCGGCTCATCAGCAGTATATCGGGCTTACCACCCTTTACGGCATCAATAAGCTCGTCCAGCTTAGCCAGGGTCAGGGTAGCCCCGGTACCATCCATAGCTACTACCTGGTCGCCGGCGGTGGTGGTATCAATCAGCTTCCTCAGACCATCAAACTGCTTGGCGTTGACTGAAGAATCGCCATAGACAAAGGTCTCCTCAAACTTGTCCCTGAGCGCCTTAGCCTTCAGCTCGACCACGGCTGCCTCCAGGTCCTGAATGTTACTGCGGGTCGCCTTGAGGAAGTTATCCACATCAGCATCACCGCCCATAATCTTCAAGCTGGCTGTTTTCTGCTCGAAGGTTGGCGTGGACTCAGCCCAGGGGTCACCGACATCGTAGAAATCGATAGTGGGCAGGGTCTTTTCCTGGTTGTAGGTCAGGACGTTACCCACAATCTCGATGAAGGGCATTTGCTGAAGGATGGGAGAGTCCTTGACGATGGTCTCCACCACCCCTTGCAGTAGCATATCGTTTGACAGCTTGGCTGCCTCATCTAAAGTTAAAGCCATTGTTTATCTCCTTTCTCCTATTGCATATTGAATCTTCTCCTGGGGGGATAGAACTGAGAGGTCTACCGGCGTCCTCAGTGGCGCCCCCGCCGGGATCTTGGCTCCGGCGATTTCAGTCTCCAGCCGCTCCCTTACCCTATCGATAAGGGCCTGGGCACGGGCTAGAGATTGGTCAATCTCCTCAACGCTGTCTCCGGTTATCAGTTCCTCGGGCAGGTCGGGATTTGATTTGATTACCAGCGCCCGGTAGCTTGATATTGTCTGAGCCAGACTATTCTCCAGCTCAGACAACCTCGGCTCCAGCTCGGCTAACGATTGCTTGAGGTCAGCAATCTGGTTATCCCGGCTGGCTACAGCTTGCTCCAGTTCAGAGATACGGGAATCCTTCTCAGCCAGCGCCTCCTCTTTTTCAGCCAGTTGTGCTTCCAGCTCCCTCCCATTAGGCTCTTGGTTTTGATTATTGTTTTTTGGCAATTTTCTTCCTCCTTAAGATGGGGATTCCTCAACGCCAGCGGTCTCCACAGCTGAAGCTCTCTCTCCCTCTCCGCCTCTGGTTGACTTAGCGCTAAGTTGCTTATTCATCTTTAAAATAGTCTCCCTCTCCTCCAACCACCGCTTGAACTCACTCTCCGGGTCCTTAATCCCCACCTCCTCCATGGCTCCCCGCCGGGAGTGGATACCACTCTGCACCAGCGTCTGCTCGTTAGAAACAAGCCGGGCTAAATCCTGGGGCAGTATCGGGCCCCATATTACCCGCAGGCGGTTTTCACCAAGGCTCTCGCCCTGGTACTTTTCCAGGAGCTTGAGAATCATGCGGTTTCTCTGGTTATAGACGGCGGTCCGGATAATCCGCTTTCGCCTCACCTTGTGCAGTAGCGGGTTAAGCTCAATCTCAAGGGCTACCCCGGACAGGTCTCTCTCGGTGCCGCCAAAGGCAGCCCGGGGAGACTCCGATATATCATGCAAGGTTCTATATAGCAGGTTGATATAATCTATGTGCAGCCTGACCCCACCCCCCTGCAGGAGGTCAAGCAGGTAGGCTTTAGCGTCCTCGGGTATATTCCATACCGCTCCGGGCTTAACCGTGATATCCTCAGCCTCCTCCACATTCTCCAGCACGGCAATGGGGTTGCCCGATAGCTCCAGTATGCGGGATAACTGTGACATCGCCCGGTTAAGCTCCTGCTGCGACTCCATAATCGGTGACAGATCAGAGATGCCCCAGAACTTCTTTGGCTCTCTGAGGTTGGGGTAGATAATGAACGGGATAAAACCGTAGGGGTTGGGCTTACTTTCAATCAAGCCGTCATCCAGGTAAAGCTCAAACTCACCGTCGGTCCATAGCTCAACAACGGTTGTCN